CGGCGCGAAGGTCATGCTCGAAACCTCGGACCAGCTGTAGTCGAGGTTCGGCATGCACACGAAGGTGTAGGTCAGGTCGTGGTTCTCGTTGACGGTGTCCATCGCACGGTGCACCAGCTCGCGGTTGCCTTTCTTCGTCAGCAAGCGACGATTGCTAACGTTAACGCGTGTCACGGCGGCAGCGCCCCATGGGCCAAGCACCTCACGCAATCGATGGGCTCCTCAGTCAACGCCAGTTCATGTTCCTGGTACCACGGCGCGAGCGGATGACACAGCAGCGCGTACGAACGAAAAGACGGCGTGTGTTCGACGGCGCGAAACACATGCACAAGGTTGTCGTGCGTATCTGGGAAGCTGCGAAACCGTTGTCGCGTGAGAGTCACTCCACGTAGTGGCATAGCGACGTTTCTCCTTGTGGATGCAGCGTGTACACGGACAAGCACACGACGCAGTTGACCTTCGAGAGAAGCACGAACTTCCGGCTGTCCTTGCCGTGCCAGTGAGCAGGACAAAACCAAACAAGCGCACCCTCTGAGGAAACGGCTATCACTGCATGCACGAGCTGGTCACGTGGCGTGTAGACGGCGCACCAACGACTAGGCTTTGGGAAGGCGGCCATCGTGGATCTCCTTGGCAAGGCAACGCACGCACGTGATGGCGTCGTTGGTCGCGACCGTATCGATGTCATCCCAATGCATAATAGGCGCACAGGTCAACGTTGTAGTAGGCCCATCATGCCCTTCAGCAGGGTGATGATCATAGACAACATGGACAACAAGGCCGAGTTGGCGATCCATGTCGCGGACACGCACGCGTGTGCTCACAGCGGACCGATCTGGCCGACCTTGCCCTGCTTCGCCAAGCACAACACGCACGTCGACGGCCCCAGGATAGGCTCGAAGGCACCCGACGAGATGCGGCCGTCGTAGTCGTTGCAGTAAATGCGATGCGTCAGCTCGTACCCTGGTTTGTCTGACCGCGACGTCCACACGGTCCACAGCAGGTGCGTGATCGTGCAACCCCACAACCGGACGTAAGAGAGGCCAGGCGTTGACGGTGTAGACCCCATCAGCGCGTCGCCTGTCCGCTGACGATGCACAGCACGCAGGTCACGGTTCGATAGTTGCGTCGGACGTTGTGCGGACGATGCGGCACGGTCGGAGCACATGCCAGCCAGTACGTACGTCGTACGGGTTCGATACCTCGTTGTTGTTCGAGATAGTACGAGACGTGGACAACTCCTGGAGCATCAATCAGCTCGCAGCGACGGATCGTTTGTACGGCTCGCATCGAATCCCCTTGGATCATGGCCACGGCGAGCTGGTGCTGATGCATCGCACGCACGTGACGGGGCCTGGTACGTCGATGATGCTCCAGCGGTCATACACCGTATGAAGCACACATCTTAGATGCCATATGTGACGGTCGGTCCCGTTGCTCCAGCGTGCACCGGTAACACAGACCGCTGCGTGCACGATACCTGGGGTGTCGAGACGTTGGACGCAGACGAACGTCACCAGGTGCACGACGACGCTGCGCTGCCCGTCGTTGTAACGCACACGACCAGGCCGTAATCCTCCTCTCACAGCGCCGGCTCCAGCGTCTTGCCGAGCGCGAGCCACGTCTTCTGGCACTCGACGCACGTCACGATGACCGTCGCACGTGGCGCCGTCACCTGCTTGGCGCGGCCGCACACCGAGTGCGTGGACTCCTCGCGCGCGATGTGCGTGAGCGTCGCGTCGCGGCTGTAACGCGACCCCGAGAAGCACGAGACGTACGCGCCGCTGTCCAAAGGCAACTGCGAACGGAGCGGTCCGGCAGGCGCGACGTCCTTGCGTTGACGAGCCTCCCAGTGCGTGGGGTTGACGCACGCAGGCACGCCGCACGTGTTGCGGAGCGTCAGCCGCTTGACGTCGATCATGCCCATGCCCGAGGCACGGTCCCATCCCCACAACAAACGTGTGACGCAAAAGCTCCGCGCAAACTTCTCACGCGGCGGCTGCCAGCGAATCTCGGCCTGCGACTCGAACGGCCCGCCATCGAACTCGCCGAGCCAGTACCAGTGCTCGCCGACGTGAGGGCCGCGATCGATGAGAGGCTCGACGAGGTTGCGCGGCGGCAACAACTTCCCACCATGGCCGTGGTGGCGCGCCAGGACCCCCATCAGCGACACCCCTGGCAAGAGACTGCGCGCGTGACCACGGAAGCATGAAGCGGGTCGACCACGGTGCCACAGGCGGCGGCGAGCGGGCGCTCGGGCAGCGCGTCGACGCGGTGGACGACGCCGTCGATCTCGAGCAGCACGGCGGCGGCGCGATCGAGGACCGCGCCAGTCTTCTGCACGACTAGCCGCCATACACTGCCGTCGGCGACGGGGACGGCATCGAGGCGATAGCGCGGCGCGGGCCACGCGAACGCCCAGTGGTCGGGGTTGATGCACTGCGGTAGCCCGCACGTGGAGTAGACGGCCGTGCGGGGCGGCAGCTCGCCGTGGCGGTGCTCGAGGAGCACGCGGGCGACGTTGAACACGCCCGCGTCGAGGGGGAACTGCCGCACGCGGATCATGGCTTGACCGGTCGCGTCATGACGGCGCGTCGGCTTCCGATCCAAGAAGAACCAGTGCCCATGCACCAGCTCACAGTCGATGTAGGGCTTCAGCGCATCGGGTGTCGGTGCGAGACCCGACACGTAGTTCGGATGACGCCCAAGTCGAGGTCTTGTCTCCATACGAAATTCGCTCCTGCTGCGTGACGGCCGATCTTTGCATCAGAGAACCCGCCGCGGCCCCCGCTCCCCTCCTCCTCCTACCTATACTATATCCAGAGATCTATGGTTCTTCTTCTAGGAGGGGGTCGGGGGAGGGACGCTTTTCTTTGCGGGAATCGCGAGGGATGGACTCACCTTAGAAATTCGCGTGTAGGGGGAGAGTGAGGACGTACATTCAACCACATGTAGTTGAATGTCTGAATGGGGCAAAACGGGCTGCAGATTCTGCAGGTTTTTACGATCGCGAAAAATGCAAAGGTGAATTTCTAAGGTAAGCTCATCCCTTGTGATTCCCGAGATCTTCATGTCATTTTGTTTTTGTTTTTGAACAGTTACACTAACGTATCTAAGGCTACGTTTTAGAGTCAAGCTGTCACTTGTCAGGTGCCACTACGGTGTTTTAAGATGATCCTCCGTGAAGCATACGTGGTTTCCCTACAACTTCCTACCTCTCGTCTATGCAGACAACTACGACCGTGTCGACCTCGAGCAGGTCTTCAAGGAACAGGGCGTCGAACCGTCGTTCCCTCTCGTCGCCCGCCGTCGACACGGCTCCTGGATCACCACGCTGCCCCCAGGCGTCTTCCTGAACGAGTTCCGGGCGGGCATCGTCCCCGACATCCGTCCCTCCTACGAAGCCCTGCTCAACGCCTCCAGGACCCGCGTCGGCACCCGCGGCAAGCCACGCCGCCTTCTTCCCCGCCACCACGCCCCGACGGACACCCCGCCCCACCTATTCCACCACGTCGAGGCTGTCCGCGTGTTCAGGGAGTGCGCCACCCTCAAGCACCCCGCGTTCCTGAACGCGATGTACAACTTCTTGCTCCGCGCCGAGGCCGACCGCGCCCTCATCGTCCCGCCGCGCCCGCGTCCGCCCTACGACCCGGCGAACCACGATGGCCAGCGCGGCCCGGCATGGACTGCCGCCGAGGACAACGTCCTGCGCCGCTGGTTCGGCATGCACACGTTCGGCGAGCACAAGGGCAAGCACGTCCCGTTGTCCCCCGAGCAGTGGGAGCTAGTCTTCGCCGCGCTGGGCGGGCAGCGCACCCGCGCCGCCGTGCAGCAGCGCCTCTGCGCCCTCAACAAGATCACGCTCCGCGAGTTCCTCGTCGCCGGCTTCGTGCCGCAGACGCAGCTTAAGGCGTACATGAAGCGCGCCCTCGGGGAGAAGCCGCGCCTCCCGCCCGTGGGCGGGCGTCGTCGCGCCGCACCGCGGCCCCCGCCCGCCACCTACGAAGAAGCCGCCGCGCTGCTCGAGCGCCTGCGTAGCTCCGCCATTCCCTGGTCTCCGCTCGAGGACCAGACCATCGCGGACATGCTCGGCGTCGGGCCCGGGCGGGTGCCGGTGCCGCGTGGCACCGCCGATTGGCCGGTGCTGCTCGCTAAGCTCCCCGGCCGCACCAAGACCAGCATCTACCGCCGCGCGCAGCACATCCGCGAGCGTGGGTTCGCTGCGCCGCCGCTGACATCGCCCGCTGTTGAGGTACACGCACCGTGATCCCCGCATCCGACGAAGAACGCCTGCTCGCCGCCATCGCCTCCGAGCCCGGCCTGCGCTGGCGCGCCTACGCCTTCAAGACGGGCATGCCGCTGCGCAGCGCCGAGGACGCGATCTACAACTTGTGGGCGGACAAGAAGATCCAGATGGACGCCGACTCGACGCTGCGACTGCCGCGCGCGGGCGAGGACTGCTTCAGGTACGACACGTGAGCAACACTAAGCACCCACGCGGGCGCCGATCGCCGCGAACGAGGCTGCGCTAGCACACGGCTCCTATACTTCACCCGTGGTCGCCCCTGCCCCACCCCCGCCGTCGAACACCCTCTCCCTCGTCCCGGGGACGTCGTCGAGCTTCACCGTCGACCTCACCGACCGCTACGGCTATCCGCTGTCCCGCTACAAGCTGCAGGGCGCCATCGCGCAGGTGCTTGTCCGCCTCGACCCCAACGTCGACAGCGACACGCTGGTGTTCACCAGCGCCGACCCGACGCACGTCACCATCGACGTGTTCCGGTCGACCGTCACCGTCAACTTCCTCGTCGCTGACACCAACACGCTGACCATCGGCACGCTCTACTTCTGGCAGTTGCAGTTGACGCTCGCCGATGGCGAAGTGCTGCTGCCGGTGAACTGGACGCCGGTCGACGTCAACGCTGGGGGCAGTGCAGCACCGGCACCACCGGTGTTCCCGTCGACCGTCGCGGTCAACCAGGACTATCCGCTGCACGGCTCATTGCTCTACCAGACCCCGGGCGGGTGTGGCATCGACAATGCGCAGGTCCGCGTCTATCTGCTCAGCGACTATCAAGCAGGCAACCTATCGTCCCCAGTTGGGACGACGACTACCACACGAGGTGGAGCTTGGACCGCACCCGTGCTGGTGCCGACCGGGTTCACATACGTGGCGTACTACTGCAAGCCCTACGAATACGGACCGGACGTCTCAACGCCGTTTTTTGCGTGAGCGCAGTCATCAAGCTGATGGAGTGGAATGGTCCGGTGGGTTCTCCGACCCAGACGGACAAGACCAGCTCTGAACTACGTTTCAAGTTCCACGACGATCCTATCGTCGACGCGTCGTACCCGCTCTTGTCCTCTCGCAAGACGATACGCAGGTCGTTTGAGAAGTGGTTGCGTATCCACGTCGGCAGGCCGGGTCCCGACAACACGTTGTTCAATCTCGTCGCGTACCGCCAAGGCGTCCTATCGAACATCTGGGTGCGCTCGGTGAACCCCGCGTCGTGGGAGTACGCCGCGCCGGCGGTCCCTGCTGACGAGACGGGCTGCGTGCCGTTTGGCCAGTTCTGGGCAGCACGACCCAAGTCGCTCGACTCAAGCACGTCAGGAGCGCCCTACCGGGGCTACGACTTCGACGCGGGCGACTTCTTGGTGCTTCACGCGACCATCGCGGCCGGCGCGCCGCCGTCGATGGGGATCGCTATCAGCGCGGGTGGTGTTGTGCTCGGATGGACGGAGACGTGACCGTGTCAGCACCGTAGTCGACCAGGCGCAACCACCACGCGCTCGGGCGAACGTAGTCTTCAGTCTCTTCGAAGACCATCAGCACCTGGTCATCGGTCAGGCCGTCATTTGCGTAGGCCTGCCGCGCTGCGCGGCGGAACTGCGCAGCTGTCACACGACATGGGCGGGCGTCGAAGGCTGCGCGGGCGTCGTTGAGCTTCATCTGGGCCTCCAAGGGGTTCTGCGACCCGCTTCCTATAATTCCGGCATGGTCATCACGTTCGGCGTCAAGGGCTTCTTCGATTGGGAGCCCGCGGAACTGCACCCGGGCGTGCAGATCACGCAGAAGGACGTCGACCAGAAGCGCGCCAAGAAGCTCGCCGATGGTCGATGGGCGATCCGCGTCGAGAAGACGCAACCTTCGCATCACGACACCTGCATCACTGAGGTGCAGCTCTGCGACTACATCGCGGGGCGCACCGCGGTCGGCGCAGAGCTGTCGCGCCAGGACGCGGTGATGTATCTGCTCGGGCAGTCGGCCCAGCACCACGTCGCGCGCCGCCACGTCTGCGAAGTCACCGTCGGTGGCAAGACCCACAAGGCTGTCGAGGTCTCCGACTCGGGTCCCGTGCCCGAGCTGCTCAAGAGCTGCCTCGAGGCGCGCAGCGTTACCGGGCCCGAGGCCGAAGCCGCGCTGGCGCGTTACCTCGAGCCCTGCGATCTCGTCGCGGCCATCACGATGCAGCACGCTGCCGCCGTCAAGAAGGGAGCCTGAGCGATGTCGCGCACCGGTTCTGCCGCCAAGATCCTCTACACTGCGCCCGCCGTCGGCGGCGGGCGTACCAAACGCCACACCGTCTTGCAGGCCTCGCGCGCACGCGCGCGGCGCAAGGAGGCGCCGGCGACGCACTCGCACTGGCACCTCGAGATCCGCGATCGGCGCGGCCGGCTCAAGTATCGTGACGTCGGCTGGCGCACGAACCTGACCACCGATGCGGCGTCGGGCTACACCAATCGTCGCGACTGGGAGAGCAAGGCGCTTGGCGGCGGGCCGAACATGTTCTATGGCGCGAGCGCGTCGGGCAACGCGACGGCGACCACGGGCACGACGCTGACCAACTCGGGCGCGTCGTTCCCGACCGCTGGCCAGGCACTCGCGGGCTCGGTGGTGTTCGCGGGCCCGAACAGCTCGGGTGCCGGCTCGATCGCGTTCGGCGTCATCGTGTCGAACAGCGGCACCGTGCTCACGATCGACCAGTGGTACAACCCCGGTACCGGAGCCGCGGCGACCACGCCGAACGCGACGTGCAGCTATTGCGTGCTGACATGTGGCCAGTTCCCGGCGCCGTACATGGCGGTCTCCGCCACCGTGTTCTCGCCGGCGAACACCGACACCACGCTCAACGGTGAGCTGACCTCCAATGGCTTTACTCGCGCGCTCGGGACCTACGCGCACACCGCGGCCGCGTCGACCTACACGCTGAGCCACACGTGGACGGCAACGGGTACTGAGACGATCACCAACGAGGCGCAGTTTGGCGCGGTGAACACGACTGCAGGTGGTGTGATGCCGTTCGAGAGCGCTGAACCCAATTCACCCACGTTGGTTTCGGGTGACACTCTCCAAAACACTGCCACCATCACAATTGGGTGAAATCATTGAACTTTCTTGGAATCAATCGAAACTGATTCCAATAGACAGTCCACTGATAGTAGATTTGGTGCATGAAGCATCTGATCTACGCACTGGTTGACCCACGTACCGAGGAGGTTCGGTACATCGGTAAGTCGAGTCGCGGACTCATTCGTCCCGCGCAACACGCGCAGCCATCACGACTCGCACTCGATGATACGTACCGGGCACGCTGGCTCAAGCAACTTCGCGCTGAGGGTTGTACGCCTCAGATTCGTATCCTCGAGGTCGTCGACGATCCTGATTTGTTGAACGATGCCGAGATCCGCTGGATCGCACTTGGTCATCGCGAAGACTGGCCCCTCACGAACCTCACCGCGGGAGGCGACGGATTCTCGTTCGGGAATCAGGCCGCACGAGGCCACAAGCACACTGACGAGTGGAAGGCTGCGGCCGCCGAGCGCATGCGCGGGAACAAGCACGCTGCGGGGACGGTCCACTCCGACGAGTGGAAGGTCGCCGCGGCCGAGCGCATGCGCGGGAACAAGCACGCACTCGGGTATCGACGCCCGCCAGAGTGGATCGCCGCCCAGTCGCTGCGCATGCGCGGTAATCAGTACGCCCTCGGCCGTGTTGTCCCGCCCGACGAGCTTGCTCGGCGCACCGCCGCCATCCAAGCGACCTACGACGCTTGGACCGACGAACAGCACGTTGAGCACGCGCGCAAGATCAGCGAAGCGAAGCAGGGCAGCGAAGGCAACATCGAGAACCTCAAGAAGGGCTGGGGGCCCGAAGTCCACGCCCGTGCCATCGCCGCCTCCGCCGACGCCCGCCGCGGCGCTCCCCTCCCCGACGAACAACGTACTGCCATCTCCGAGGGCCTCAAGCGCGCCTACGCCGAAGGCCGCCGCGCGCCGATCCAGTCCACCTCGTGCGAAGCCATGGGCGTCTGGTCGCTCGAGCATGCGCACTGCGTCGAGTGCGGGCAGACCGACTCGCCGCACAAGGGCCACGGGCAGTGCGAGCGTTGCTACTCGCGCGAGCGCGCGCGGGAGCTGCGCGCCGCCGAAGTCGCTGCGCGCGGGCCCGACTACGTCGACGGTCGTCGCGCTCGGCACCCGAACAGCCTCGCCAACCTCGCTGCACCGAAGCCCTCGCGCCTTGGCTCGAAAGATTCCGACGAGACGCGCGCCCGCAAGTCCGCCGCCGCGAAGCTGCGCGGCAACCCGACGCTCGCGTCCCAGGGGCGCTGGTCGCGGAAGTACGACGCCTGCACGCGATGCGGTGAGACCGCGCGGCCGCACAAGGGTGGCGGCCTCTGTACGCGGTGCGTCCAGCAGCCGTCCCTATAATTCCTGAGCGTGCCGGGGCTCATGTATGCAGACCGTGTTCAGGAGACCTCATCCACCGCGGGTACAGGGACGCTGACGCTCGCCGGCGCCACGACAGGCTTCCGCTCGTTCACATCCGCGCTGGCCCAGAACGCGACGGTCTACTACACGCTGACCGATGCCGCCGGCGATTGGGAAGTCGGCATCGGCACCTTCACCAACAGCGGCACGACCCTGTCGCGTGACGTCATCCTGTCGTCGAGCAACTCGGGTTCGGCGGTCAGCTTCTCGACGACGATCACCGTGTCGCTCGACTTTCCTGCCGCGAGCATCGCGGACAAGGGCGTGACGATCGCGTTCGCGATGAAGATGGTGCCACAGTAGGAGCCTCATGACCGCGAACGTTCAGCCTCAGTTCTGCGTCGCGTCGAACATCAACTCGGCGTTGGTCGGCGGCACCGCGCTGACCACGAGCGACGGCTCGGGCGGCACGTTCGGCACGTCGATGGTCGTGCTGTTCACGGCAGGCGCCAACGACTCCTACGTCGAAGCGGTGCGCATCATGGCGGTGGCGAGCGCGGCGGCGACGGCGACGGCGGCGACCGTGTTCCGGCTCTACATCGCCACGACGAACACCGGGTCGTCGTCGACGTCGAACTGCTGGCTCATCGCCGAGATCGCGTTGCCCGCGATCACTGCGGACCAGACCACGACGGCGACGAACTGGTACGACATCCCGCTCGGATTCCGCTTGGGCACAGGGCAATACCTCGCGGCTTCCTCGCACGTCGTCAACAACGCCAACACGAACCTGCGCGCAACCACGTTCGGCGCGAACTACTAAGGTGTTCAGCGCCCTCGCCGCGGCGAACCCTCGCAACTGCGGGGTGATGGTTTGGCCCGGCATGTTCGCTACCGGTGCCGGCGGTTGGATCCCGTGGGAGATTCCTCGCAACGTCTCGATGAGCCAATGGCTCTGCGTCGGCGGCGGCGCAAGCGGCGGCGGCGGAGCATCGAGCGCGGCTGCGACGATCGGAACGGGCGCTGGAGGCGGTGGGTCGGGCTCAGTGGCAAATCTGCTCATCCCGACGCGCTTCTTGCCACGCACGGTCTACGTCGGTGCGGGTGCGGGTGGCGCGGCGCCGGCCGCTGCAACGGTGGGCAACGCCGGTGTGCGTTCGTTCGTATCGGCGGAGAATGGCTCGACGGTCGCAGGCGACCTCATTTTGGTGTCGGGCACCGCGGCAGCCGTGGGCGGCACGCAGGGCAGCACGTCTTCGGCGAGCGGTGGCGCCGCGGAGACTGCGGCAACGCGCGCACTCACCGCATTCTCCCAGTTCGGCCTCTGGGTGGCGCTCGTTGGACAATCAGGAACCACGGGAGGTTCGACGTCGGGTGGTACGGGAACAGCAGAGGTGTGGGGCGGCTCAGGCACGACGCTGCCTCCGCTCTCCGGCGGCGCCGGGGGCGGCAGTAGCAACGCGTCGACGACCAACGGCGCGGGCGGCGCGATCACCGGTGCAGGTCTGGTCAACACCATCGCGGGCGGCGCCGCGGGCGGTAGCCCTGGTAACCCCGGCTTCAACGTGAACTGCCAGATGGACATGGCCAGCTTCCACGGCGACTTCCCGCATCAGATCTTTGCGTTCAGTGGCGGTTCGGGCGGCGGAGGCAAAGCCAGCGGCACCGCGGGGCGTGGCGGGCAAGGCGCGTGGGGTTGCGGCGGAGGCGGCGGAGGCGGAGGCGGGGGAACGTCGGGCGGGACGGGTGGCGCGGGTGGCGCTGGTGGCCCTGGATTCGTCATCGTGTGGTTCTGGTGACCCATGGGATTTCCTGCCAAGCCTTCTTTCAACCCGCGCGTCACCGAGCAGGTGTGGATCGTTGGCGGCATGGTCACCAACGCCACGGGTTGGGAACCGTGGTTGGTCCCCCGCAACGCCAGCATGGTGTTCTTGGTCACTCAGGGTGGCGGTGCCAGCGGTGGTGGCGGGCAAACGAAAGGGGCGGGTGTCGCAGCTACCGGCGGCGGCGGGGGCGGGTCAGGCGCGTCTGCATCGCTTCTCATCCCAGCGCGGTTCCTGCCGCGCGAGTTGTACTTCTCGCCCGGCGCAGGTGGTGTTGCCGCAACGGCTGGTGCGAATGGTAGCGCAGGCGTTCGCTCGTTCATCTCGGCGGAGCCCGCCTCGAGTCCGAACGCGAGCGACATCGTGCTTGTCTCCGGTTCGGCAGCTGCTGGAGGCGGAACCGCTGCAGGCTCCTCCGGTGTTGCTGAGACCGTCTCGACAGGCAATAACGCGGCGTTCTCTACGCTTGGTGTGTTCACTGCGATCGCGGGCCAGGCAGGCGGGAGCGGCGGCACGACGTCAGGAACCAACGGTACCGGCGTGACCTGGGGTGGCGCTGGCCTCATCGTGTCGGGCGGGGCGGGCGGCGGCGGCACCAACACGTCGACAACGCAAGGAAGTGGCGGGGCGATTACAGGGGCGGGCCTAGTCCCGTCTGTCGCGGCGGGCTTGATCTCGAACGTGAACAAGGCAGGCAGCCAAGGGTTCAATTCTGGCGTGTTCATCCCCGCCAGCGCGGGGCTCCAGATCGGCGATTGGCCATGGGAGCTGTTCGCCTTCACGGGTGGCGCGGGCGGAGCCGCTGTTGCGACGGGTACCGGTGGCGCTGGCGGTCAAGGCGGGCTTGGTTGTGGCGGCGCAGGCGGCGGCGGCGCAGGCGGCACCTCAGGTGGCACCGGTGGCAAGAGTGGCGCGGGTGGCCCCGGCTTCATCTACGTGTGTTGGTGGTGATCGGTGTTTGACATCGTCGACAAGTTCAGCCCGCGCCGAATGAACAGCCTGTTCGTTCCAGGCTATGCGACCGCGACGTCATCGGGCTGGCGGACGTTGGTGATTCCGCGCAACGCGTCATGGCTGTTCGCAGCACTCGCATCGGGTGGTGGCGGTGGCGGCGGCGGTGCTACAAGTGGCGCGGCGACGGCGGCGTGCGGCGGCGGCGGTGGGGGCTCGGGCGGTCTCGCGACGATGTGTATACCGACGCGCTTTCTGCCGCGCCGGATCCACTATCTCGCAGGCGCGGGCGGCGCCGGCGGCGCAGCGGGCAGCACGGGCGTGACCGGTAGTAGCGGCATCGCGTCCTATCTCTCCGACGGTCCCACAACAACATCGGCAGACCTTATCCTCTGGACAGGAATAGCGGCCACGGGCGGCGGCGGTGGATCGTCGACGACCGCGGGCACGGGCGGCTCCAACGGGGTCATGACCGCGCCGCTGCCGGTCTATCTGGGCTGGGCGCTCTACTACAACACGATCAGCGGTGACACCGGAAAGTCGGGTGGTGCTAGTACAGGTACCGCAGGGGCCAACGGCGGCTGGGGTGGCGGCGGGCAGCCCTTCACAGGAGGCACGGGCGGTGGCGGAGCCAGCTCGTCGACTACTGCGGGTGCCGGCGGCAACCAGGCAGGGCTTGGCTTGGTCCAGCAAATCGCTGGCGGCGCTGTCGGGCACAACGGTAATCCCGGGTTCAACGTCAACACGCTCGCGCAGCTCGCGGGGACCTACGCTGACTTTCCCGGACAGCTCTTCGGGGGCATGGGCGGCACCGGCGGCGGCGGGCAGGTCAGTGGTGCTGCTGGCGCAGGCGGGCAAGGCGCGTGGGGTT